GATCCCCCCCGGCATGCAATCCGCGTGCCAGCGCGACCGCCGCAAAGCCCGCGCCACGGGCGGCCTTTCGGGCAGGCACGTCCTTTGCATCCCGATGCAAGCAGCGTGCCAGTCCGGCGATCCCGCCTTCGCCTCGCGTTCGCCGGATCGGCCGCGCGGAGAGGGGGGTTTGAGGCAGGCACGGGCCTTGCATCGTCCGGGTTTCCGGGATTCTAGACACGCGAAAGTTCCGGTTGTTCCGGTTCCGCGGTCCGGCTTCTCTGGTCGCCCCCGTCCGGCTTCTCTGGTCGAAAGAGGCGAACCGGAGGCGAAAGTTCAGGCGAACGGCCTGCGAAAGCCGGGGCGAAACGGGCTTTCGCCTATCGAAGAATCCGGACCGGGGAAAAGCCCGGTGCGACGGGCCGATCCGGGCGAAAGCCCTCCCGGCGGAGCTGGCACGTGCCCTGCATCACCCCGCGTAGCCCCCCGGATCCCGGAGGGGCCGGACAGGGGGCCGGATCCCCCAGGAGGATCAGCGACACGACCGATCTGCCCGAGCGCCGAAAGGCGCGCACCACGCATGCTCGCGCAGCGCATCACCTGCCGATCTCCGGTCACGTGCCGGAGTGTGGGAGCGCCGAGCCAATCAGCGAATGCGGGACGCAGACTCCGGGAGCGAATGGGGGGAACATGAACAACACCGTCCACATCGTCGAAGTCCTGGCTCTGATCGAACGGGAGACCCAAACGCTGCCTGAGATCCATGAGTGGAATCTGTCCATGAAGAGCGGGCTCTGTGGCGCGAAGACCATCACGCTGAAAATCGTCGCCAGATAACGTAACCAACATCCTCGCTCCCGAAGCCTGCGTCCAGCAGGAACCGATGCTCCCGGACAGGAGCGCATGGAGGTTCCACATGAGGGTTCAGGCTGTCTTCACGATCAACGACAAGGAGATGACTCCGGCCCAGCGCAACGAGGCGCTGACCACTCTCGCCACGACCTGCAAGGAGATCGCCGAGGGCGACAACTTCGAAAAGGTGGTCGTGCAGGAGATCATCCCGCAGCGGACCAAGCAGCTCTGATCCGCAGTCCCGCACAGGAGGCAGGGGAGCAATCCCCTGCCTCTCCCTGTTCCTGCTGATGGAGGTGGCTGATGCCACTGACGAAAGGCATGCACGTCGACGACTTGGCTGCTGATGCTGCTGCTCGGTTTCCACTTGAGCAGCGGACTGCCAAGCCGAATCAGGAGCGTGTCGACGCTCACGTTGTTGCTGGGCTTCGCTGTCACAAGCACGGGGTCAGCGCCAGCATGCGTCGACATCTCGCTGGACTGCCGCTGGTGCGTCCAGTAAACAAGGAGCCACGTAGGACTGTGAAGCGTGTCCTGCTGGTGTGGGACAAGAGGGGGAAGTGATGGACACCTGTCCGGTCTGCAACTCAGAAATCGAATCGCTATGGGTGTTCTGCCCGTTCTGCGGGTCGGAACTCCCGGATCCGGAATTCGTGCCAGAGGCATAGCACAATGAAGAGGAAGTGATGGACGAATTCATAAAGCGATGGGGCACGGACACACCTTCGCTGCTCTTGACGAAGGTGGTGGAGTGTGCAACTGATCCAAATCTCCCGGCGCTCACCTATAGCGAGGTGATCCTCCTGCAGAGGCTTGCCAGTGAGTTGAAGAAAGCGCTGACACAGTACGACAAGAGGCGGAGAGGAGAAGAGTAAATGGACTGCCCCGCACGGATCGCGCTGCTCTACATGTTCGGAATCGTCATCACGGCCGGTATCGCGCTCATTCGAGCGTTGAGGGGGACACGTGGCTGACACATTCGTTGCAATCGGACTTGCTGCACTGTTGATGGTCATCTACGGCTTCATGTGGGAGCCGGAGGAGGAGTAACGCATGTCATCAGTCCAACTGGCAATTGTGGAAGCTGTGGATCGAGACGGTGAAGAGTGGACCGTCGCCTTCATCGAGGATCCACGCTACCCGGAGAAGTTCGAGATCGCACGGATCAGGCAGAACAAGAAGCACCCGGAGTACCTGAAGACCTGGGTGGTGTGGCTCAACAGCATGATGGAACTGCTGTACGGTCAACGGTTGAACGTCTCAAGGGACGACTACGGCATCCTGCAGGTGGACGCTCCGGCAGAGGATGACGAGAACAGCAGCATCGACAAGCTCCTCGATGAAATGATGAAAGGCTGAACGCAGATCGGACAGCACCGGCGGATGTCAGTGCTGTCCCACCTGCGCTCAAGCAGGACCGTGATACGGCGGATCCGTATCGACACGTTGGTGCTTGCAATGGCAAGCAAAAGGAGCACCAAATGGCGAAGCAGTCCAACCGTGAGTCGGAGCAGAAAGACACCGGCGCGTTCCGACGGTCAGTGAGGATCGGCATGGTGGCATCCGTGGATCCTCAGAAGGCTGAGGCGATCATGAAGAAGGTGGCGGACCTGCTGGACGGCGAAGACAGCGTGGCGAAGTCCCGCGTGTACAGAATCGTCCCGCAGACGCTTCAGGATATTGGCTGACGTTCAGCGACTCAGCCAATAGCACGGCACTCTGTCTAAGCGAAGCACGGTGGCAGCAGAGCCACCCTCTTATGTGAGGCAGGGATGCAGTAGCGAGAGGAAGTCAACCGCGAGAGCAAGGGGCAGCAGCTTCGAAAGGGGCTGCTGCCTCAAATCATTGAAAGGAGGTGCTATGTTCGCAAGGACAAGATGGCAGTTCGACATGATGCAACGCGACGGCAGTTGGCCGCCGTTGCGGGATCTGCTGCTCCTCGCCGGAGCAGCACTCATCTGGATGACATGGAGGAGCATGTAGTGTCACAGATCAACCCGAAGTTCCTGACGCTGCCCGCGTGGAATCAACACGCCATCACATCCGCCACTCGCGGGCCGGACGTGTGCGACGAAGCCGCGAAGGCGAAGTTCACCGCCCCGATCCGGCTGTGGCTGCATGGGGCGGAGGGATACAACCTCCTCGGCGTCATGCCGGACACACACGAGCAAGTCACCCCCCTCTCCGAGGAGAACATCTTCACCCTCATGGACGAAGTCGAAGCGAAGATGGAGAAGCCCAACCTGCCTCTGAGCAAGTACCACTACTTCGAGCACATCATGTGTGCCCTCGAAACCATTCGCAACGCGGAGAGTTGGGTCGACAAGCGAGATTCGTAAGATGGTGCTCCTGATCCTCGGAGCGCTCGCACTTGTTGGTCTGCTGTGGAATGCAAGCATTGATCCTCGGAGGAACTGATTGACTGTCCCCATCTGTTGCTGCAACCGCTTCGGGGCCTCACCCGTGCTGGACGGCCGTCGCTGGGTCGACGCTGGCTGCCGGGTGCATGGCCTCGAAGCGATGATTCCCGATGGTCCGGCTGTGCCACGACCTGTTGGTGGCCGGATGACATGGGAGGAGGTTTGGAACTCGACATGGAAGCCAATCTAACTTGGTGGCAAGTTGGAGCCATTGCCGTGCTTGCCCTCACATCAGTGGCTACGCTCATTTGGATGATTGTCCTGTGGGTGAAGGCCCTCGACTCATGGGAGTACTGATGCAGAAAGACGATATGTACCCCATGTCTCCACTCATGAAGTGCGGCCACGTCGCGAACGGACGACTGGATGGCTTCAACGAAAAGCCAGTCTGTGTGTCGTGCTACGGCATTGTGGAGGGAGCGGATGAGAAGGATCCGAACCCTCCGGCGCTGTCGGGCCGGATTGCCACCTGCGCGTACGGCGGCGCAGACACGCCGTCTAGCCTCGCACTACCGTTCTTCGAGTACCGTGGTGAGGGTTCGTACGCTGCCGAGAAGTTGTGCCGCAACTGCGGCTACACAAAGACTGCGCATCACAACAAAGCAATCATAATGGTGTGCAGTCAATTCGAACCCCACGGTCCGTGGTCAACTGACACATACTACTGCGGCTGTCGGGGGTGGGATTGATGACGAAGACAAAGTTGGTGATGCACAATGGCCATCCACGTTCGTGTCTGTGCTGTCAGTTCTTCAACATCGACTACGAGCCAACAGGCTACTGTGATTCCTGCGCAGGCACTGAGGGTGCCACCGAGTGCATGAAGAAGGTGTTCCCTCGTATGTCCGGCTATCGCATTAACACGGAGGAAATCGCACATCTCGGTCAGACATGTAAGGAATTCCAGGAGCGTTGAATGCTGCACAAACTGAAGCACCGTCGACGTCGGACATGGAAGGAGCGTTTCCATGCCTTCATGCAGAAAGGCGGCCGAGAAGCGTGCATCCTCATTGCTTGTGAAGCCGCCCTCCTCGGCATCGAGTTGCTCGTCTCATCATTCCACCAGACATGGTTCTTCAACGCGTTCGTGGTGGAGAAGTTCGTCAACCGCCTGACGGAGCGGATTGGATGACAAGCCTCATCGGCTTCTCGGTGATTGGCTCAATCATCGTCTATCTGCTCCGACACATTTCGGAGGATTGAGTGGCTAGCTATTGTGAGAGGTGCAACAAGCCTCTCCACTGGCTTGCTCGACTTGTCATCTGGATCCGACGAGAAGTCCCAGCCCTCTGTGACAAGTGCTGGTATCTCCTCGTCTTCATGAAAGGGAGGGAAGATGGAACCACGAATCATTGACCTGCACGACGAAGAGTGGCTACGGAGGGAGAGTGAATCTCGACTCGTCCGTAGTGACAAGAAGAAATGCTGCATCGGCGTTGCACTCTGTCGGTCCGGCTTGGATGAGACAGCTCTGTTGGGCTATTACCAAGTCTCCGGCTTGACGTCCGAGGAGCAAGCCATTGCCCGCCGTGAAATTGGCTGGCCGGGCCTCGACGATGACGGTAACGACATCTTCGAGAATCTGTACCAGATCAACGACATCGACATCATGGAACCGACGGTCCGTGTCGAGTTGCTGAACAAGGAAGCCGAACGGCTGAACTTGCCGATCCGTTTCCGCTTCGTGCCTGCAGCGGATGGCTCCTCGAAGGAGAGCCGTTCCGGGATGCTCGTCAAGGAGCCTTGCGATTGCGGCGAAGTCCACGACGACGACGAGGAGTAGCCATGTCCCTCGACTCTGTCAACCGTGGCCCTCATCGTCAGAACGGCACCTTCTCCGCCTGGCTCTGCACTGCCTGCATCGAACCCCTTGCCTGGCAGCACGACCGCTGCTACACCTGCCTCACACCCACGTGTCCGAAGAAGGACACCGCCGTGCTGATGCCGCTGCTGATGCATGGAGGGATCAACTAAACTGGCTCGGCAGCCAGTCTTCAGACAGACATCGGCTTAGGACGGTAAGGTAGTACCAACTGCCCCCGTCGCGCAAGCCCCCAAGCCCTTGGGGTCCGTCTGGCACCATCCCCATCCCTGCCTCACCCCGGCTGTCCGGAACGCGATTCCGACACCCCCAGGGTGGGGTGGGGGGGGAGGGGTGAAATCACCGAAACGCCCTCCAACTCGCTGACCCGGCGGCGGTTGCAGGGAAACTGGTCCGGGATGGAGGAAGCATGGATCCGTTGGAGCTTATCAAGGCGCATCCTGGCCTGCAGGTCACGAAGCGAGTCATCAAATACAGCGGCGGCCCGCAGCTCGTGCTGACAAGCGGGGAAGCCACGATCATCAGCCGTACACTGGTGGAGTCGGGTGGCTTGGCAGCTCTCGCTGCCCTCAGTACCATCGACGACGAGGTCGGCTCGGCCATCGAGAGCATCATCCGTCGGCTGAATGATTGCGAAGTACACGTGAAGGAGCGTATCAATGCAGGAGACTTCCAGAAGGAGGAACTGTGAAGACAGTCATCCTGTCACGGGAACGATGGCTTCGAGGTCGTGCGGATAGCTACTTGCGTCACCCTGATTCAGGGCAGATGTGCTGTCTCGGCATCGCTGCGCAGCAGCTCTGTGGCTTCACCGACGCCGATCTGGTCAGCGTCGCCACTCTTCGTGGCCTCGCTGGTCATCAGGAGTCCGTCCAGGAACGGTTGCGGGAAGGATTGGGATGGGAGGTGGAAAGAGTGCCTTGCGAGGCAGAACCTTCCCATCAAGTCACGAAGGATCCCTTCTCCCCGCTCTACGAGATCAACGACAGGAGCAACTACTCCGACGAGGAGCGCGTCGCGAAGTTGAACGTCGAAGCCGAGCGGCAGCAGTTGCCGTTCCGATTCGAACTGGAGGCGCTGCCGAAGGAGGCTGCGTGAAGCCATTGGAATCGTTGTTCGACAAGAACGGCGAACGAGTGATTCTCAAACTGAAGCAGCGTGACTTCACAGGAGGCAAGGCGTGACCCAGGCAACGAAGACGTACGAAAAGCTGACGAACGGCGACGTGATGGAAGCGATCCTCAATGTCACGGATGGCCCGACCGTGACGCTGACGTTCCAAGAAGCGCAGGTGCTGTCGGCGGCAATGAAGGACAATCCCTTCTTTGGCTTGATCGTCGGAACAATCTGCCAGGCAGTTCCGGCGACGAAGCCGATCTACAAGTCCCTCGCCGAGAAGCTCAACGCGAACGACGACTGGCTGTTCGAGAACGTCCTCCACGTCACGCGGCCTCCGAGGGAGGAGACGGTCGTCGACGTCGAGTAGCCCTTCCCTGAACCACTGACAACTCCAGCCCTCCGGTCCGGGCTTGCTTTCCCGGCCGGGGGGCGCTATCTTTGGGGGACCGCCGGAGGGGCGGACCCGACCCCCGCGCGATTCATGGAGGGACATGATGAAGCGCAAGCGCAACGCAACCGGTCGCTATGAGCAGCAACGCGATCACCATCTCGAACGCGTACTCTGCTACCTCAGCGACTGCTACGACGCAGACCCAACCGTCCAATCGATGCAACTGAGCGACCTGCGGGCCTTCCTCCATCTGAGCGGCGCAGCAGCGTTCCTGCTGCCTATCGTTGCCCATCTACAGAAGCGGGGACTCGTCACTCTCGACACGTCGACAGACGGTCGGCAAACAATCTACTTCACCCAGAAGTTCATCGACATCGCAAGAGGAGGGCTTAGTGCCGTACATCCCGCAACACCGGCGGATTGAAGCGCTCATCCTGCCCGAAGGTGCTGGCGAGCTTTGCTACGCGCTGACGGACACGTGCATCGACTTCCTTCCTCCGGATCCGAGCTTCGCTGACTTCGCGCAGGTCATCGCTGCGCTGGAGACGACGAAGTTGGAGTTCTACCGTCGCATGATCGCCCCGTATGAGGACGACAAGCGACTCGAGAACGGAGACGTGTTCGATGGGGCTTAAGGTCATCGCATACGCTCCGCCGAAGAACGGCAAGACCGTCTTCGGACTCACGATGGCAGAGGAGGGAGCAGTCGGAGTCATCGATGCGGAAGGGCGGCTGCAATGGTACACTGAACCGTTGCCGAACGCTCCGAAGCGTCCGTGGCCGTATGACAACCCGAGGCGGATCCTGCCGTCCCTCGGTTGCCTTGCGAATCCGACCCTCGCCGCTGCCTTCGCGAACGCGCATCCAATCTACCTCGTCGAGACTGTGGCGTTGGAGCAGATGCGGAAGGCCTGTAAGGTGTGGAACAATGATCCAGACATCTTCGGCATCGACCTCGACTCGGCGACGATTGCGTGGCAGCAGCTCTGCGCGACACGTGACACGTCGGATGAGAAGAAGTCAATGCTGTCCTGGGCACCGATCAAGGAGTGGGACAACCTCTTCAAGATCGGCCTCAGCGGCGGTGGGAAGCATGTCTGCATGATTGCCCACGCACAGGAGAAGGTGAAGCTCATTCGTAGGCCTGATGGTACGAGTGAGTTCGTCACCGACAAGGTCGTCCCCCGGTTGGAGAAGTACAGCGGCCACTGGGCAGACATGACAGTCACGTTCGACATGAAGGAGGGCGCGAAGTACCCGAACCTCGTCGTCATCGACGAAGGAACGGGCGGCGCAGGTGGGCTGACACGTGGAAGCAAGCTGCCGGATCCCACCTTCGCGAAGTTGCTTCGGAAACTCGGTCGGCTGCCGCAGGTCACCGCTGTCCCGCAGGCGGACGATGTGGGGTACAGGAACCAGATGGAACTTCAACGACTCAAGGAGGGAAAGTGAAGACCGCGACGTTCGTTCGGAACATCGACGGTTGGCGTGGAGACGCTCGTCTCTACAAGCTGTCTGAGCCGGTGACCTTCTCGTCATGGGACGACGAAGGGAAGATCGTCGAGACTCAGACATCCTTCGTGATTGTCAGTGCCATCAGTTGCGCATTCGACACTGGCCGTCCGGAGACGTACATCTTCCCAGCGAATGAAGAGGGAAATCCGCTCAACATGGAAGAGCTTGACGGCTCCTTCCGTGGAGATATGGACCATAAGAAGGCCCTCACCGACGCAGGGTACACCATCACAACTCAGGAGGCTGCATGACGTCTGACACCGATTTCGCCACCGATACGCAGGACAGCGTCGTCGATCCGGCGTATGACATCACGAACATCGACGACACCCCGGAGCCGGATCGGGCGGTTGGCTACGAACCGGTTCCGCGCTTCGACATGTACCACGTCCGCTTCGAGGGTGCTTCCAGTGGCTTCTCGAAGAACAAGAACACCCCGTTCGTGCGTCCGACGGCACTCGTGCTGGCGGGGCCGGAGGGGACGGTCGGTCGTCTGATCAACGACGACATCTACTTCAGCGTCAGCAAGACGGTGCGTGACAAGGAGACGCAGGAAGAGCGTCCTCGGACGGAGGATGAGTTCCGTGCCGCCGTGGACGAGTCCCGCAAGACCCTGAAGCGCATCGCCGTTCGGCTGAAGCTGGACCGTCCTGTCCCGCCGTCCATCACGGCAGACGGGCTGAAGCTGTACGCTGCGGGCTTCAGCGGTCGGGAAGCAATCGTCGCCATCCGCGTCGACAAGGCGCGGGGCGACTTTCCTGCTCGCAACCGCATCGTCTGGCGTTCCATCGCTGCGCCGACGGATGAGCCTTCGAAGCCGGAGAGCAAGTTCGGCTCCGCGCTTGAGGAGGCGCAGGCGGCGATTGAGAAGTTCAACGCCAAGCAGAAGACGGCCGCTGGCAGCAAGACTGTCAAAGGCCTCGCTGCTGCGAAGGGCGGGGACTTCCTGTGAGGTCCGGCAGGCAGCTTCTCAAGCTGGCGATCAAGGCCCTCCGCGCTGAGGCAGCGGTCAGTCGGCTGTTGGCTGACAAGCTGTTCAAGCGTGCGGATCGGCTGAACAAGGCGGCGGACTATGCGAGCCATCAGGCATCGACGGCGTCCTATGACGCCAGCTTGGCGGACAGTCTGGCAAGCCGGACGGAAGAACTGCTGAAGTGAAGACTCTGCTCCCCGGTGATGCGCCGGGGAGCAGCTTTACATTCTAGGAGGACTGAGATGACCGAGCCGAAGGGACTGGAGGCGTCCGTGTACGAGAAGGCGCTGTGGGGCCTCGACGTGCCGCCGCAATATGGCCATGTCAACGAGTGCAGCTTGCTCCGCGTTACATCCGACTGCCCGCATCCATGCCACCGGTATCGGGCCACCCTCGCCGCGAGGGGTGGGGCGCCTGAGAAGCCGAGCCGGGCCGCGCTGATGCACCTCTGGCGGACGGTCCAGGGGTGGATGGCCGGGCCATCGAAGTTCCCCTATACGGGATGGCCTGATGTGGAGGGGGCAATCGCCAGGTGTCGCGAGGAAGAGGGGTCGACCTCATGAGCCTGTACTTTGTCTATGACCACTCCGATGACGGCACTTGCCGCTGCGAACCGAAGCATCATGACTTGGCCGCGCGGGGTGGCTCGGATGCCGTCACGTGGATGCGTGAGTACGCGGACAGGCTTTGCGATGGCGAGCCGCTGCCGAATTCGGTGCCGCTGACGGCAAGCGAGATGATATCGGCGCTGAGATGGATTGCGGCGGAATTGGAGCGGCAGCGATGAGCGACCTTCGCGAGCGGGCGGCGGAGGAGGCCGCCGGGCCTTCCACTTACCGCTCCCAGCCAACTGAGGACGAACTGCTGGAGCGCAACCGTGCGGTGGCCGTGGCTGAACTTGAGCGGTGGGCGACCCATTACGAGGAGTCTGCCCATTTTCACCGTGCAGCCGACGAGTTCAGAAGCGCGCAGGATGAGAGCGAGCGAGGAGATATCTGCCGCAAGGCGGCCAACTTGCTGCGGAACTATGGCACGCTACCCCCGCCGGAGGAGGCCGCCGGGCCGGATGTGGCGGGGTGGCTTGTTCAGCGGACGCTTGAGCACCACGACAGACTGCACCACGGTGGCGCTGCGTCTGAGTGTGGGGCCATATCGTGCAAGTTCGGCTTGACGCTGGCCGGTGAGCAGTCGCGCGCCCACCCCCGCAGCGAGCCGGGGGCCGGGATGCAGGCCGAGCGGGAGGCGATTGCCGAGTCATTCGATAGATGGGTGGCTGTGGCCCGCGAGAAGGGGATTGACGGAGTGATGATCCAGGCCGTCGCTAGTGGGGCGGAGAGGGTGCGCCGGGGCGATTTCCGGCCGAAGGGAGGCAAGCATGAGTGAGGGGTCGCTGATCGAGCGGGCTGCACGGATGATCGAGTCTCATGGATGCCTGCATCAGCTTGGCCTGAGTGGCGAGCCACGGCCGGGGTGTGAAGGGTGCAAGATGAAGTTTGCCCTACGGAAACTGGCCGTCCGCTTGCGTGCCGCCGTCCCGCCCGACGCGGGGCTGGTAGGGCTGCTGGAAGCCGCCGCAACCATGCTCAATCAGGAGGCGGCCGGGAACTGTCCTGATCATCCAGTAAGCATCGCGGACCTTTTGAACATGGCCATGCGACTGACTAAGGAGGCCCGCCGCCTGACCGAGCGGGCGGGCGTGCCGTGCGGTGAGTGCGGCAGATGGCGGCCCGAGCCGCAGGGGAGGGAGTGACCATGTGCCAAGCATATGAGGCCGAGGCTCGATTCGTGACGTGGATGGAGCAGAAGAATGGACGGTGCGTCAACGGCCACCTTCGATTCAGCGATGGGTTGTGCTCGCAGGGGAAGCTGTGCCCGACAAACGAGGCCTACTTCGCGGCGAAGGAGCCCCGCCATGCCGCCGAGTCCGAGCCGGAAGCGGGGAAGGGAGGAGAGTGATGGAGCGCGAGTCAGAAGTCTTCGATGGCGAGTGGCGGGGCTATCAGGTCCGCGCGCACTACCTCAAGCCGCCGGACAACCAAGACGCGCTGGTCGAGGTGCTGAAGGACGGCGAAATCGTCCGCTCGTTCCGCTACCCCGCCTACCGCATCTGGAACGTCGCGGCGCATGCGGATGACCTGATTGACGAGATCGAGGCTGCTCGTGCCGCCGACTGACCCGAGGCCCGCGTGTCCTGACCCATGTACGCAGTGCGGCGGAACAGGCCCGAGGCGCTCTACGATGAAGTGCTATGTCTGTGTCGTCTGCCTCCGGTGCCCGAAATGGTGCCCCATTCATCGAGAGGCCCCCGCCCCCGCCCATCGGCCAGACTGCCGAGGCCATAACGCGGCTGTCGTTCGTGACGAGGACGAGGACTGCGGCGGGTGCGCTCCGCCCGCCCCGCTGGCGGTGGGGGCGGGGTTGCATTGTAAGGGATGTCGTGGCTGGGTGATGAATCCTGGGGCGCCTGGGATGACGACCGGCACGGGGGAATGCCCCGGCATCCAGGCCCCGGCGGGCTCAGAGGATGCGGCTGACTTGGAGACGGCCACGCGGCTGCTCGACAAGGTGGTGAGCTACGACGCGTTCAGCGATGGAGAGGACAATACCGTGCTGGTCAGCGACGAATGGATGAAGGCCGCCGACGCAGTGGTCAAGCGGACGGTCGCCCGCCTGCGGGGCAGGAGGACGCGATGAGAACGGTTACCTGTCCGGTCTGCGGGGAGCCGATGGAGCCGACATGGACGGAGCAGCCGTGGGAGGCCCGATGAGCGAGCGACAGGTGCCGGAGACGGTGGCCCGCGTCCATGTCTGCGACTCGTGCCGGAGCGTATGGGTCCAGCCGCCAGATGGCAGCCACAAGGAAGGCTGCGTCATCCTGCGTGGCCCGAATACGACCCATGAGGACGAACTGATCTCACGCGCGGCCACCGTGGCGTGGTTGAGGGCGGAGGCGGCCAAGATGCCGAATGAATGTTGCGCGACGGCCCAGGATCGTTTGGTGCTGGAAGCAGCGGCCAATGAATTGGAGCGAGGATGACCGCGCGGCGGGTGGAGCGGGAGACGATATGGAAGCAGCCGGACGGGTGGCGCTGCCCGCTGGACGACTCGCACATCTTCGGCTGCGTGGACTGCGCTGATGCCTGTGCGCGGGCACTCGCCAAGGGGGAGCCGGGCGGCGGGGCGGTGGCGCATGCTGCCCGGATCGCACTCGATTGGATGGGCGGTGACCCGTCCGGCGAGAAGGTGTCGGTTGTCGAGTTCCGTAGGCGCTATGGGTTCGATGATGAGCACACGGTTCGGCGGGCCATCGCTGATGCTCTGATGCTCGCCGGCGGGGGCGGGGAATGAGCTACCCGCACACGACATTCTGCGGCGGCTGTGGCCACTCTGAGGCGTTCCACCGGATCACCATGAATGGAGAGTGCTGGCACCTCGTCGGTGAGGATGTCTACTGCTACTGCGCCGCGTTCGTGAGGCCGAAGCGCACAGGCGGGGGCGCGTGATGCTGGACGCTTTCTCGTTCGGGTATTGCATGTCATGAGAATCCGTGGGCGAGGCGCTGCCGTAAGCCTTTTCATCCGGGATGGCTGCCCGGACGCCCACGGACTTGACGATTGGAGCTGTGATTGAAGATTGAATCACTGTACTGCACATGTGAAGGCCACGACTTCCCACCGGACCATTACACTTCCGGCGAATGTCGCAAGCCTCCGATGCCGCTGGCAGCCATTCGCTCTATCATGCTCTCCGAAGCAGCAGATGACTTCCATGCAGGGAACCGAATCACAATCACGAGGCTCCTCACGTGTCCGAGGGAGATTGCTATCTGCGACAACGTGCCAGTACCACACGTCGATCTCCGGAAGCGGGACTCCTTGCGTAAGGGGACAGTCATCCATGCCGATCTGGAACGCCATACCGTCGACGGATACGGCGAGGTGGAGTTTCCTCGTCCTGGAAAGCCCGCTCCGCTGCTGCTTGGCGCGCCGATCAGTGGTCGGATCGACTGGGTGGCTGCCGACTTCGGTGAAATCCACGACTACAAGTCCCACGCTGAGACGTCCAGGAAGATGAAGACAAGGATCCTCACAGCTCCAGAGAACGACAGTGCTCAACTCAATATCGCCCGGATCCTCATCGCGAGGGACATGCTCGACGTGGATCCCCCAACATATCGCCCGAAGCTGATCGCATGGCACACCGCGCAGGTGAAGGGTGGTGCTGTCCCCTGGCTCCCAGTCGAGCAGCCATACATGTCCGAGGAGGACATTGGAGACTACAAGCCATCCGGTGGGGAGTACAGCGTCAGGGAGATGCTTGCCATGTATCAGCAGTTCCATCGGAGCATCGCTGACGGCATGGAGATGCGTGACGCCATCAAGCAAATCCCCCTCGCGGGGAGGAAGATGTTCCGGAAGAAGAAGTGTCAACTGTACTGCGTCGCTCAGCCGTTCTGTGACGGCTTGGAAGGTATCGGCGCAGAGGAGGACGACGGCATGTTCGCATTCTTGGAGGAGATGTAATGGCAACCGTGAAGCTCGACTGCCATCGCTGTGGCGTCACCATCGCCGAGGAGGCACATGGATACGTAACCGACCGGGTCGGTAATCCCATCTGCCTCAACGACGCTGCCTGTGCGACGAGGATCCTCGCTGGCACCATCCAGCACGTCGCTGCGAGGATGGCTCCGAACGTCCGGCAGATCGCACCGAGGGAGGAGTAACAATGGACGAATGCAAGCCGAGTTCACATAAGTGGAAGGTGTTCCATCGCAACTGGCGTTGGGTTACGGAGGGGAAGAAGAAGATCCATGTGAAGAAGTCCTCCTATCCTCGATGTCCAATGTGTAAGCAGGCGCGTCATAAGTTCGTCACGAAAGTGCAGACAATCACCGTTCAAAGGCGAGTCTGCGACGTCGTGTTTCTCTGCGACCGTTGCCCTGCGCAGCGGCGGGAGACTGTGCGAACGGCAGAGGTTCGGCATACGACATGAACCGTCTATGGATACCGCACGACCGTCCCTCTGGCTGTGAAGGCTGCCCCCGCAACGACGTCACTGCATCGACTGGCTTCGTACCGGGACATGGGGCCTTCGACGCAGCACTCATCGTCATCGGCGAGCAGCCGGGAGGGGATGAGGTGGCGGAGGGACGGCCGTTCGTGGGCAAGTCTGGAAGGGAGCTGACCGCCGGACTCGGCTCCATCGGCCGGGACGGCGTCTTCATCACGAACGTCCGGAAGTGCCTCGGTGAGAAGGGGGAGACCGCCGACGTGAAGCGACGGTCCATCGCGCACTGCGTCGAGGCGTACCTGCAGGAGGAGTTGAACCGCTGCAAGTCCGCAAAGACAATCCTCTGCATCGGCGCGGACGCCCTCGACGTCGTCGTCGGGGTGCAGTCAGCCATCAAGTGGCACGGGAGCGTGCTGGCCCGTGCGGAGGTGGATGGGATCAGGGAGACGCGACATGCAGAGACGTAAGTTCCTGCGGTTCCTTGGAATCGGAGTGACGGCAGTCGCTGTAGCTCCGAAGGTGTTGGTTGAAGCCCCAAAGCCGAAGCCGCACTTCGTTGCGGAGGTACCGCCAGGACGATACACGATGCACATCCGAATGAAGCCAATCGATGGCCTGACAGAAATGAGCGAGCCGACGGATCCATTCGAGGTCTACCTGACGCGATTCGGCGAGGAGGCCGCCATTCACATGGACAAGGTGTTCCTTGAAGCTACGAGTTAAGGAGTACACGCAGGAGTGTCCCCACTGCCACGGCAAGTGGCGTGGCACGTGGGAACTGTCGAACAAGGAACGGCTATGCATCCGCTGCGGGAAGGAGTTCAAGGTTGACTGAAGGCTTTGAAGTCTGGCTTTGCAAGGGCTGCGGACGCACTATCACGTGGCGAGTGCCATACTACGCAGAACCGAATACCACCTGCTGGCATGGCAACATCCTGTATCACATGGAGAAGGTGTATTCTTCTCCTTTGGAGGAACATGCTGCACCTCCCCGATAGCGTCGAATCCGTCGTCGCATCGCTGCACCCCGCCTTCGCGATGAGGGGGATGCCGCAGTTCCGCGATGAGATCCGACGTGCCATCCGTCGGGCAGCGAACTGGTCGAGGGGCGAAGGCAAGTTCCGCCGCCCCCGCGTCCGCTTCCCTGCCTCCGACGACTTCGCCGATGCGATCCGTGGCTCCGGGCCGCTGGCCATCGACGTTGAGACGGATGGCCTAAGCGACAGGATCACCATCTGCGGAGTTGCGCCTCTCCACACCGACATGGCCTACGTCGTCCCGTGGGAGGCGGACTACATCTCCATCATGAAGGAGGTGCTGGAGTCGAAGCGCGTCAAGATCGGACACAACTTCAGCTTCGACATGAAGGCCTTCCGGGCGTATGGCATTGAGCCACAGTGGCCGGTCGTGGACACGATTCAGGCTGCCTCGCTGGTGTGGCCGCCCCAGTCCCGCAGCAGACAAGGCGATGGCGGCGGTGACGTCCGCTGGCTTGGCTTGGCGCAGTGTGTCCTCCGCGTTGTGGATGGCGTGCCGTTCTGGAAGCAGCCGGGTACAGACGCTGCAAAGGCGATCTACCGAGCAAGCTGGCCGGAAGTACCGGACTGGCAGCACGGATGGCTCTACTGCGGCCTCGACGCGTTCTACGACGGCCTACTGTGGCTTGCGGAACAGCAACTCCTGAAGGAGATGGGACTGTGGGATCTCTTCACTCGGATCGTGGCTCCAGCGGGACTGGTGGCTTCGCGGATGGAGTGCCGGGGGCTGTTGGTGGATCCCGACCGTCGGCAGCGGATGATCGACGAGACGCGGCAGTTCATCGCGGAGCGGTCAGCAGCAGTGGCTGCCTTCACAGCGGAGGTGCATGAGAAGCGCCTCGCGAATATCCAGGCAGCTATCGACGGGCTGCAGGCCACGCTGGCGGCCTGCCCGGAGCATCCGGACTACTTCGGCAAGACGAAGCGCCTCAAGTCCCCTTGCTGCAAGCAAGTCTGGGAGGCGAATCGCAGCACATACGAACGGATCCGCGCTGGCCGTGCGAAGCTGAAGTCCATCGGCCCGGAGTTCAAGGTCGGCTCCGACGCTCACTGGCGCTGGCTGCTCTTCACGCACCTGAAGCTGAAGCCGGTCAGCGTCACGAAGATCAAGAAGGAACCGCAGGTCGACGACGACAGCATCGAGAAGCTGGCGCGGAGGAATCCTGACCTGCCGGTGCTGAAGCACCGAGTCGAGTTGCAGCACGCACGGCATCGTCTGAGTGGCCCGCTGTCGATGGAAGTGTCCGCCGACAACCGCGTCTACGTCGGGCTGTCGCTCCACAGGTCTGCGTTGGGACGGCTGTCCTCCGGCGCTGACATGGAAGAGGAGGACAAGCCACGACGGTCTGCTGGCGGCGCTCAAGGACAGAACCTGAACGACAAGGACCGGCGGATGTTCGTCGCCCCGCCAGGGCACTCGCTTATCCAAGCCGACTGGAGCCAGGCGGAGATGCGAGTCGAAGCTTGGCTCGCGAGGGAGATCAAGATGCTGCAGGCGTGGAAGGATGGCGCTGACATCCATTCCTTCAACGCCCTCGATATCGCGAAGGCGCTCAACCGGACTGACGTGACAATCGACAACGTCCGGACAGCCACCTTCAGCTTCATGGGCGGGCAGAAGCCCTTCCGCGACGCTGGGAAGCGCCTCGGGCTGGGACTCATCTACGGGATGCAGGCCTTCAAGATGTCGAAGCTGTACGGCATCCCCGTCGAAGCATGTGAACGGTATCTCATCAACTTCTTCAAGCGTTGGCCGATGATCTACAAGTTCCAGGAGGACTTGATCCGCACCGCCGAGGAGGACCGTGTCATCATCAACCCCTTCGGACGGCGGCTGCCGGTCTATGTGGAGTGGGATGAGAAAGAAGGCAAGTGGGCTGCAGACCGCGAGCAGGTGCTTGCATACCCCGGCCAGTCCACCGTAGCCGATATGATCAAGTCTGTGCTGCCCGCTGCGGATGGGATCCCGCACGCCGTACTTGACACGACGACCCACGATAGCCTAAGATTCACCGTCCCGGACGGCTGCATAGCCGACGTGGTCCCACACATCCGTACCATCATGGAGAGAGAGTTTCCGGAGCTTGGGGAGATTGAAGGCTTCGGGTTGTTCCACTGTCCGGTCGACATTGCCATCGGCCGGAACTGGGGGAAGTATCATGCAACGGAGAATCCTGACGGACTCAGGGAGGTGGCGTGACACCGTATTGGCAAAGTAAGGATGGCCGCATTACGATCCACCACGGAGACTTCCGTGAATTAGAGTTCGAGGAGGGACAGTTCGACATGGTCCTTACCGACCCGCCGTATGGCACTCAGTGGGTGTCGAAGACGGGCGGGCAGCGAACTGAGATCACGAATGACTACGACAATCTGCCGATGATCATCGAATCGATTCACCGCTCGAAGATCTACACGAAGCCCGGATCGGCGATTCTGTACTTCTGCACCGGCAGCAGGCCGGACCTGATGGTACTGTGGCTCAACAAGTTCCCCTACAACCCTCCCCCGGAGTTGCTCATCTGGGAGAAGCCGGGACTGGGGATGGGGCCACGGTACCGTCGTTGCTATGAGACGATCATCGTCGGCACTTCCCCAGGTGAAAAGCAGCGGTGGTACGGCGGACACAGTCAGGGGAACATCATCAAGCACCCTCGCGTGGCTCCGAAGAAGGACGGCGGGCATCCGTCTCCGAAGCCGGTGTCGCTCGTGGAGAAGCTGATGGGCAATCATACCACAATTGACGACGTCGTGTGGGATCCCTTCATGGGTGAAGGGACGACCCTCGTGGCTGCTTCTCGGCTGCACCGCAAAGCTGTCGGCATCGAGATCGAGGAACGGTGGTGCGAACGGGCGGTGAAGCGACTTGAGTCCGACGAGGCGCGTCCATACGACGGCGTCGTCGTCAAGCTTGGTCAGGTGGGATTCCCGGAGGACTACTACTATGCCACGTCCTCGCAAGCGTAAGCAGAAGAAGCACCCCGAGGAGCATTACCCTGTCATCCGCGACGGTGAGCCGACCGTCATGAAGCTGACTCGCTTCAAGGGTGAGAAGGTGTTCCGAGCGGAGTTCTTCCAAGCCTGCTGCGGCTGTGGGTTGAAGCACATGTGGACATTCGAAGTCGAGGGCGAGACAGCGACCCTCACACTGCGGGCGTATCGCCTGCCGGAGGCGGACCAGTGAGATGGTTCCGAAGGAAGAAGGCATCAGTCGAGCCGTGGTCAATGGAGTACATTCGCCAGTTGAGCATGGACGGCGTGAAGGTGCTGGTTGTCACAGAGGCGTTGGCAGCGCAGATCATGTACAATTACTTGACAACTATGTCTGACTGGACGTCACATGATAAGATCCGTGAAGTCAATGACATGGACGGAGTATACATCTACGGCGTGAAGATCCGTATCTATGGATTGCGATGATCGAAGTCCGCTCCATCGTCCGTCCCGGAGGGCTGCTGTCGGATTGGCTCGACTTCACTGAGCCGTTCGAATTCCCTGACAGCTACTCGCTGTATAGCTTCCTCGGGGCAGCGTCGGCAGCGGTCAACGGGCGCATCATCGTCAACCCGAACACTGAGCCATGTGTCAAGACGAACCTCTACGTCCTGCTGTTCGGACCGCCTGGGGCACGGAAGGGTCCACCGATGCGATTCGCCGTCGAGGCGCTCGCAGAAGCGTGTCCCGACACTCCCCGGCTGCCGCGCAGTTTCACGATGGAAGCCATCACGACTGAGATGGCAGAACGAAGCGAAGAGGAGGGACGATGTGGAGGACTGATCTTCACCGAGGAGTTCCATCGCCTGATCGGTGGGAAGGACTATCAACTCGACAACCTCGGCTTCCTCAGCGAGTTGTGGGACTGTCCGGAGGACTATCCTCGTCGGACCGTTGCCCGTGGCGTCGAGATGCTGCTCCGACCGTATACGGTCATCGTTGCGGCATCCAATCCCGACTGGATCGAGACGGTGGATCCGAGGGTGCTCAGTGGCGGGGCGTTGCGACGGCTGCTGACGGTCAACGAGTATGGCCCGAAGTGCGACGACCGAACCTCGCCGGTGAAGGACAAGGCGAAGTACGACAAGGTCGTGAAACTGATGACGCAGCGACTTGGGCCACGTGCGTTCCGGGATCGGACGGCGATGATCCTGACTCCAGCAGCGCAGGCAGCGATGGACGAATGGTACGTCGGCCCTGTCCGGGAACTACGCCGGACGGCGGACATCCGACTTGGCTACTTCGCTTCCTGCGTGCAGGCACATGCGCTGAAGCTGGCTGCCGTCGTGAACCTGCTGGAAGGAGGGATGCCCCACCTGCTCGACGAGCAGTCCATGCGTGAGGGGATGAAGCTCGTGGAGGCGCTGATCCCCGGCACGGCACAGTTGTACAGTTCCCTCGTCCCGACGCCGTACGCTCGAATGCGTGCGGGGATCCAGAGGATCGTCGGCGGGTCGGGGGAGCGTGGGTTGACAGTGAAGGAAATCATCCGCGCAGTCGTGGCGTCACATGGGGTGAAGCCACGGGAGGTTCAGGAGGCTCTGACCGCAATGGTGCGGGAGGAACATCTGAAGCTGCTGCCGGACGGGAAGTTGATTGGAGGGTGACATGCAGTGGAGTCGTGAAGAGTTCCACAAGGTCGGCGCGGAGTACGGCTACAACGAGAAGGAGCTGAATGAGATGTACGACATCAAGCCCCCGACCGGCAGTGAGCAGTACGTCCGCGACCGGCTGATCACGTGTCTCATCGCGAGGGACTACGTTCGGCAGGTGATAAAGAATGGCGAGGATCCGAAGAGCCTCGTCGACTCGAAGAAGCTGGCTGGGTTCGCGAAGAGGATCATCGATCTCATCAAGTTGTCGTACTGGAAGGACGCCATCATCGGAGGTGTGAGCCTGTGAACTTCCCCGAAGCAGACACCCCACTCCCGGCCGTGTCGCCGGAGTTGATCCTCTCCCTCACTGAGGCGTTGGCGAAGTACGCCAACACCAAGCTGGTGGGGCGAAACCGTGCCTACGCTGGCCCGACGGACGGACTTCGCAACCTCCGTCACTGCGAGGCCTTCGACGTCCCGACGGAGATGGGGATCATCGTTCGTATGTCGGACAAGATGCAGCGGATCCGGATGGAGGCCTTCCAGCCTGCTGTCCCGCCGGAGCGCCTTGGCGACAGCGAGCATGGCCTCGACAACAATGACCTGCCGGATCTCATCAACTATTGCTTGCTACTGTACGCGGTAAGGGTGATCCGGCACAAGAGCCAAGACCGACTGACTGCCACGGAGTTCCAGCGTGGCATTGATCATCCCTCACCGAGGCAGTTCAAGGCGGGGGATATAATGCCCTCCCGTGATCTGTCTAATCTATCCATTCCCCTTGCTGACCTTCACGAGGGATCGCTCCGATGAGAATCTCTGACATCTACATCGCAGGCAAGTTCGAAGACCAAGCGTTCCTGAAGGAGGTGGCAGCGGCGCTTGGGGAGTATGACTACTTCATCACCTCCAGATGGCTCAGTGAAGAAGGCGCGTACGCCGAAGGGGACGCGAAGTCCCGTGAGGTCGCGATGCGGGATCTGGACGACATCGACGAGGCGGACGTGATCGTCTGCTTCCCGAACCCGCTGGCTGAGCAGCACAACGGTACGACGGGTCGGCACTTCGAAGCCGGGTACACGTACGCTCAAGGGAAGCCGTTGATATTCGTCGGTCAGCCGAATCATCCCTTCTACGCACTTCCCGGCGTGACGACGCTCAATCCGGATTGGACATCGGTGAGCGTCGCACAGATCGCCGAGGCGATTCACTTCGTCATCCAGCGGGAGGACTTGCGCTAATGCAAACGGGGGGCTATACTAGCAGTACCATGCCACTGATAGTCCAGCCCCCCGTTTCGCCTTACCGTGGCCTCCGAACCATCGACGACTACGGCGCTGGTGGTTTCGGGGCACCAAGGCGAGCGGGGATTCAGCAGTACAAGCACAAGGGACTCGACTTCCTGGCCGAGCCGGGGGATGTAGTCGTTGCCCCGATCACCGGGAACATCGTCCACATCGGCATCGCCTACCCTGGCAGCGACCTTGGCTCGATCCATATCGTCGGATCGGACGAGTTCGCTGACTTGAAGGTGAAGCTGCTCTATGGGCTACGGTTGGAATCACTGGCAGTCGGATCCGTCGTCACCGCCGGGGAGCAGATCGCGACCGCGCAGGACGTCAAGCACTACCATGAGAGGCAAGGAGGGTCCAGTCGGATGATGAATCACATCCACATGGAACTGTACCGCAACAGCATCCTCGTCAACCCGCAACACTGGACCAACATCCCTCGCGATCCTGAGGTAACTGCATGAACGGCAATGGCAACACCAATGGTGTGAGGTTGGGATCATTGGTGCTTGCATTCGTCATCGCTGTAGCAGGTGCACTGGCGTATCTGCACAGCACATTCGTCACGTACCGTGAATTCACTGCAGTGTTGGAGCGCATCGAACGCTCCCGCTGAAGGAGGGACATGAAGGCACGTAGCCACATCGTGATCCCCGACACGCAGATCAAGCCGGGCGTTCGCACGGACTTTCTGCGTTGGATCGGCTGCTACATCGCGGATCGGAAGCCGTCCGTCGTTGTGCACCTGGGAGATCACTGGGATATGCCGTCCCTGTCGTCGTATGACAGAGGGACGATTCGGTTCGAAGGCAGGCGGTACGCAGCCGACATCCAAGCTGGCAACGCTGGCATGGACGCGCTGCTGGAAGGGATGGGAAGGTTCCGGCCGGATCGAATGGTCTTCCTGATCGGCAACCACGAGCAGCGGATCGCTCGTGCTGTCGCTGCGCAGGCGGAACTGGCTGGCACCATCGGCCTCAAGGATTTGAACCTGTCCCGATGGGAGGTGCATGAGTACCTGGAAGCTGTGTCTATCGACGGGATCTCGTATTCCCACTTCTTCCCCCGATCCGCCTCTGGAGCAATCACCCAGACTAAGCGCGGAGCGCCATCGGCTAGAGCGCAGCTTGTTCGAGAAGGCGGTTCGTGTACTGCAGGACACCAGCAGGGCCTTGACGTGGCCTGCCTGCCCCTGCGGGGGACGCTGCAGTGGGGCATCATCGCCGGATCGTGCTACCTGCACGAAGAAGAGTACCTGTCGCCCCAGGGGACTGCCTACTGGCGGGGCGTCATCGTGAAGCATGAGGTCGACAAGGGCGGGTACTGCCCGATGTTCGTCAGCCTCGATTACCTGCGACGGAGATATGGCAAGTGAGATCCATTGAGTGCTACGACGGGGACTGCGACCTGTGTGTCGACTCCCCGGATGAATGCTCGTGCAGTTGTCACGAGGAGATCCGGAAGGAACTGGAGGAGATCGGGGATGATGAAGATGAGTGAGCTTCTCCAGTTGGCGGGCAAGGGGCCAGGGTACATCGCCCTTGCCTTCTTGGAGGTCGCCATCGCAGGCGGTCTCCTGAGTCGTGGCATCGATGGCAGTGCCATCGCTGCCGCGTTCGGCGCGATCAACCTCGGAGTCTACGGTGGCGGCGCGTTCAAGGTCGCGTCCGAGGCACGGAATGGAGGTGCGAAGTGAACTTCCTGAGGAAGATTCCCGCGTACATCCTCGCTGCCCTCGCTGCAATCGGCGGCATCCTCCTCCTGCTGGTCGGTGCTCGCCGGAAGGGGGAGCAGGTCGGCGCGGCGAAGGCGGAGGCACGTGTCGAGACGGACGCCTCCCAGGAGGCGGTCCAGCGGGCCGACGCGGCCGTCGTTCGCGCCATCCGAGCAGAGGCCGAGGCACGACGCGCAGCCGAAGCTGCGAAGGCGCCTGGGGCCACGGAGGCGGCCAAGGGGGAAGCCCTTCATGCTGCCATCGAGGCCGAAGCCACGAAGCGCGAAGCCCAGGATGAAGCCGCCCGGATCCGGGAGCGGATCCTGCGGAGGACTCAGTGATCGCAGCTCTTCTGCTCACCCTTGCACTGGCTGCTCCGGCGAAGCCAGATCCAGTCCGTGACTGCCCCGTTGGACTCGTCTGCTTCACCATCGAAGAGGCTGGAGCCGTCGATGTGAAGCTTATCCAGATGGAGAGGGATTTGAAGCTCGCAAAGGCGCGAGTGAAGCGCCTCGGCGTGACGGCTGGCTGCGGTCCTGGTGCAGCCGTCGAGCTTGTCGATGGGAACCTGTCAATCGAACCGAAACTCTTCTGTGGACTCGTATGGGGGATGAGATGGTGAAGCGATTCTGTCTTGCATTGCTGACTGCTATCACACTCAGTGCACCTGTGGCTCCCTGTAACATCGAGACGACGGATCCGCTGTGGGACATCGAAGCCGCAGGACAGTATCACATCGTCGACAATGGCGGCTGCCTCGGTGACCCGGAGCCGACGTGCTGCACGAATGCGAACTTCTGCCTTTACCGAGGCGTCCTGCGGAATCTTGGAACGTTCTGCGAAGATGGACGAGAGCGAGTCAAGCATCTCTACGAACTCTGCCAGTTGACAGAGACGATCAACGGGCAGACGTTCTGTGTCGTGCAGGTCTATACGAATGACCTGCTGATGGCAGTCTGGCAGTGAGCAACCGTCACGCCAACGTCAGCGACCTCGACGACCTGACGCCGATGCAGCAGATCGTCGTGCAGGAACTGCGTCGAGGGAAGTCTTGGGTGTCCGCTGCCCGCGCCGCTGGCTACAGCGACCCGGACGGCGAGGTGGATCGCCTGAAGGCGAACCGTCGCATCACAGACGCTGTCCTCGGCACCCTGCAGGAGAAGGCTGCTTCGTGGGAACTGCTCGTCGACTTGGCGCGACGGACGCTCGAACGCAACCAGCAGGAGAAGCACAACGACTGGTGCAGATCGCTGCAACCGCCGGATCCGGAGCATGGATACGCTGATTGCAATTGCTGGTTCGGTAAGCTGAAGCCTGCGGACGCCAACACGGCGGCTCGCATCACGCTCGACACCGTCGGGCGCTCCGACAAGGAAGCGCTCGCGACTCGTGCGAGGAAGGAGGACATCGCCATTACTGACGATGCTGCGGCAGCGCAGTTCCTCGGTGGGTCGAAACCGGAGGGAGATCGGTTGCCTAACTGAAGCCGACCCTACCCCAACTCCCGCCCCGTGAGCAAATCCTCCGCTCGTGGGCGCGGGATCTCTCCATCTGCACGGTCGATGAGATGGAGTCCCGCTGGAGGGGGCCGAAGCGGGATGCCATCCACAAGCTGGATCCCCTTGGTTTCGACGGTCGGCTGGCTGAGCACAACCCCATCTTCTTCCTCGCCTGCCACACTTTCTTCTGCAATGAGATCGATGGAGTTCCTGCCTACCTGCGGCCGGAGATCGTCTACCCGCCGCTTCACCGCGACAGGTTCTGTAAGGAGTTCAGCGATTACCTGCTGTCGCCGTCCGGCGGCGACCAGGGACTCCTCGTTCTCGCTCAGCGCGATTCGCTGAAGAGCACCTTCAGCCAGAACGCTGTCCCCCTCTGGTACTTCCTTCGCATGGCGGAGTTGTACGACCGCTACGCCCGCATCGCGCTGTTGCACTTCAAGGAGATCCAGGCGTCCATCAATCTCGTCTCCCTGAAGAATCAGTGCATCACGAATCCGTGGATGAAGCGCACATGGCCGGAGCGCTGCACGGATCGCGACTTCGGCACGAAGACAGAGTTCACCTTCCCGAACGTGCCGACCATCGGTGCACGTGAGCACTCCGTCATCGCCCGTGGCCTCGGTGCCTCCCTCGTCGGGATGCACTTCGATCTCATCTGCTTCGACGACCTCGTCGAGGAGTCGCACCGGACTTCGAAGGCGTTGAGGGATGACACTGCCGCCAAGTACGACGCCGTGCAATACACTCTCGACACGATCCGGGGGAAGAAGATCCACACCGGCACGCCGTACCATCCGATGGATCAGTGGGGCAAGATGACGAAGGCGCAGGAGGAAGCGGAGAAGAAGAACGAGCGGATCTACCGCATCGTACGGATCCCTGCCATCGACAAGGACGGCACCCTCAGCTTCCCGACTCGCCACACGAGGGAGTTCCTTGCTGCCAAGCGGCAGGAGGAGGTCGACCGTAGTGGCAACGACGACTTCTTCCAGCTTCAGATGCTCTGCGAACTGCGCTCCACGCGCATGCTGGCGTGCGATCCGTCATGGCTGCGGTTCGTGCCACTCAAGGATGTGCCGCCAGGGGGATGGCGCGTCATCATCGTCGACCCGGCGTGGAAGGGCACGAAGAACTCCGGCGAGGGGGACAGTGCGTCCATCCAGGTCTGGGAACTGTACCGGCACGGTCCGTGGATCGTCAAGTACTTGCTCGACGGAGTGCACAGCAATGAGCTGACTGACAGAGATGGCAAGAATGAGATCTTCCGCCTGATGCGCCACTGGGGCGTGCAGGACGTCGCTCCGGAGGAGATCGGCACGCACGCCTTCCGCACGTCGCTGGCTGACGAGGCGAACACCCGTGGCGTCTTCATGAATGTCATCGACCTGAAGCACGCCAACGTCAACAAGCCGCAGCGGATCACTGCCTTCTTCAGCGAGATGCAGGCGGGCCGGGTCTTCATCGCGGAGGAGTGTGAACCGAACCTCGTCCGGCACTTCAAGGATCAGTTCTTCAACTACCCTCAGGTCGACCATGACGATGCTGTCGACTGCGCGGCGTACACGTTGGACCCGGCCATCGCCGACTCCTACGCTCCTTACTTCAACACCGCCCTCAACGAAGTCCTCCGCGCAGGCGCTCAGAGGCCTGCTCCTCCGCCTCGATCCTTGCACTGCGGCCAGTAAGGCGCTATACTGTCACTGACCCCGCATGGAGCGGCTGGTCGGCACCTTTCGGTGGAGGGGCGCTCAGCGCCCCGTTGACGGCCCCGGCAACAGCCGGGTGAGCCACGCGGTACAGCCGCAGGAGATGAAATGCCTCGTAAGCTTCGGCCTCATATCATGACTCAGACCTTCGCTCTCGCGTGCGGAGCGTCTGACGCTGACAACCTCGTCGACGCGATGGTTCCGTCGGAGGCTGCGACACTTCTGTCTGTGCGTGCATTGCAGAAGACGGCTGGCGGTACGACTGGCACCTTCAGCATCCAGGTGAAGGTTGGCGAGTCCAGCCCAGTGGCACTTGGCCCGGCTTCGGCTGCGACGTTCATCGATGCCGATGCGGTCGCTGGAACTGTGCACGGTGAACTGGAAGTGAACGCTCAGCCCGGAGCGGCTGCGGTTGGGAAGCACATTAACATCAGCACGGTGAAGACTGGAACAGTATCCTCGAATGCGACGATCATCTTCCAGCTTCTGTGGTCGCTGTAATGGCATACAGTAGCGTTCAGTTCGCTGCCGCAACTGCCAACAACGGCGTCACATCCCTCGTCGCAGCGGTGGCAGGGCAGCGGGTCTATGTGCTGGCCTACACTCTGGATGTCGGCGGCGCGGCCACTGCGAAGATCCAGGACATCACGACTGACACAGCCCGGTTGATTGTCACTGGCGTCACAGGTAACTCCTGCGCCGTCGCCTGCGCGGGCAGCCGTGAGGTACCGTTGTTTGCATCTGCGGTTGGGGAAGGATTGGAGGTCAGTTCCTCCGCCGCTGTGGCAGTCAACGTAACGATCGCGTACATCCAGGCCCCGTAAGTGGATCCTCAGTCGACAGTCGGCGTCTACCCTCGAATCACTCCGCCTCTCCTGCGAATGGATGAGGCGGAGTTCATGCTTACCCACATCGAAGACTCACTTGAGATGCGGGCACCGTACGCTGAACTGTGGAAGGAGATTGAGAACAACCGACTCGTCCGACCCGCTCGACGGGACGTGCCGAACTTTCTCAAGTACGGCGGGCAGGCGACGCATACGTACTTCACCAACCCGCCGAACCGTGGCTACAGCCTGCTGAAGGATCCGGAGTCGCATCAGATCAACGAATCGCTGACGACGCAGGGTCTGGCGATCCTCCTCTCCGACGGATACCTGACTGCCATCCCTCGTGGCTACGACGACCCGGAGAAGGCGAGGCTCATCGCGAACATGCTGATGGCCATCATGGACCAGCCGGGGAACTACGGCAGTCTGTGGCGGCTGTTCGGCGACACGTTCGGCTACGGGATCTCGTACATGCAGGTCGGTTGGGAGGAGCGCTCCCGGATGCAGATGACGGAGATCCAGCCCGGAGTGTGGGGGCCGGGGGAGGTGCTCTACCGGCAGCAGCCTCGGTTGGATGTCATCGACCACTACGACGTCTACCCCGACAGGAACGGCACGCGGATCCACGTCGACATGGAACGCATCGCAAAGCGCTTCCGCATCAGCCCTTCGCAGGCCCTCGCGATGGCCGAGGCGGGGATCTATGACATGGAAGCCACCCGACGTGCGCTGGCGAAGCACGCAGATGGCAGGCCTGGAACTGCGGCCCCCCACGGAGACGAGCGATTTGCTGCCTACGCCGAGATGGTGCCCCGCAACAAGGGGATGATCTACGGATTTGAGATGTACGGCCAAGTGCCGCTCAAGTACCCCGACAAGGCGACGAACCGTTTCATCACAATGCTGAACGGCGAGATCGTCCGTAGTCACATCAACCCATTCCGCGACGGAGAGATCCCCATCGTGGACTTCGTCGTCAATCCCATCACGGGTAGGCACTACGGCATGTCGCCGCTGGAGGCGGTCCGGTTCCTCCAGGACAGCACCGACATGATGCTGATGTCGCTGACCGACAGCAGCAACTACATGGTCCGCCCGAACCTGCTCGTCGGCTCCTTCGGCGGGGATCCGAACCAGCTTCGCCGGAGGGAGGAGAACGATCTCATCTTCTGCCGGGACGTGAAGCAGGTGGCTCCGGTGCCGACCGACTTCAGCGCCCTGTCGTGGGCGATGCAGGAACTGACCCGCCGGAAGATGTCCATGCGCGAAGCCGCAGGCGCGCCGAATCCGATGCAGAACATCCCCTCCGACCGCGCTACCGCGACGGAGATCAGCGAACTGACCCGCCTCGCGAGTCAGCGGATCGACGTCATGACCCGGCTGCTGGAGCGGGATCCGATGCCGATCCTCGGGCGGCTGATTCACTCCCGCCTGCGGCAGTTCATCCCCCCGGACAGCGACATGGTGGCAGTGCTGAACGGCGAGCCGGTCAGCGTCCCCTTCGAAGCGATTGACATCGACGCCGACATCCGCTTCGGCGGGTCTACGATGTTCATGTCGAAGTTCCAGAAGGGCGCGCAGATGAGGGAGTTCCTGAACATCCTCGGCCAGTTCCCCGAACTGCTCATCACTGCCCCTGAGCTCATCGTCCAGTACGGTCGCGACATCCTCGGCGTCGTCGACGCAGAGCCTATCGTCGCGAAGATGGCTGCGCGGCAGGTGATGATGCTGCAACAGCAGCAGATGGCTGCCGGACCGAACACCGGCGCGCAGGAAGAGCCATTCGGCACGCAGGCAGGTGAGACGCAACGCGAAGGGCAGATGATCGCTTGACCTTCGCTTCGAGGAGGGCTATACTGTGGTGACACATGCAGAACGGTGAGGATCGTCAACAGCAGACGAAGGCTCGGTTTCTGAAGCTCCTGAGCAATCCGCTCAACTACCGACGGCAGGACGTCGAGGCGGAGCAGCCGAAGCAGCTTTCCGACGAGGACAAGATTGCCTTCCGGTTGGCCGGATGGGCGCAGAAGCGGGAGTGCGAGGACACGTTCCTGCCACTCCTGGATGCCCTCATCGACGAAGCAGACAATTCCATCAGTGCGAGTGTCAGTGATCATGCACTCGCTGCGTACGCAACCGGCCGACGGGATGGTCTCCGTGACCTGCGTCGGCGTTTCAATCAATGGGCGGGCACAGACGTGGATAGCGTCTCCGCCTGAAGGAGATTACGTTGGACACTCCAGCACAGTCTGGAACCGACACAGCCCCCCGAGTCACGGTGCCTTCCGGAGCGCCCTCGGGCAGTGAGTCCCCGGATTCAAGACTGACTGCGGCGCTTGCCGAGAACCAGAAGCTGAAGGAACGCTACGACAACGCTCAGCAGTTGATTACGCGTCAGGGTCAGGAACTTGGAAGACTGCGACGGCAGCCTTCTCAGACGGAGCAGCCCCCGCAGGGGGGCTATGATTACGAGCGCGAGTTCGCGACAGGAGCGTCGGATCAGAACGCCCTGCGGAACATGATCGCTGCGAATGATCAGCGTCTGGATCTCATTCAGTACCGTCAGGAGAATCCCGACTGGGGCACATTCTCCACGGATGTGAATGGCATTCTGAACGACCCTGTGCGAGTCTACGAAGTGGCCGCATGGAAGCCAGATGGCTTCGGCGGCGTCGTCGTGGACTGGCACGGTACCTACCGTAACGCGCATCGACTGGTCGAGCTGGAGCGTCTGCGTGCGGGTCAGCAGTCTGCGGCTGTTCCACAGGCACAGATCAACGAACAACGCGATAACCTCAGGACGATGGCGACGATGAGTGGCACCACTGCCATCCAGCAGGACCGCGAACTCACGCTGGCGGATCTGAAGGGCAAGTCAGCGAAGGAGATCGCGGAGATTGCTCGGAGCATGGGATTGGTGCCGGTCAACGATCCGCCCTCTAGTCTGAGGTAAGGAGTAACATCGCATGGCTAGGATGGGAACAGGTACTAGCAACCTCGGTACCAATGTCCTTTCCACTGAGCATGATGCCGCGACGTTCGTCGAGGTGCTCCGTGAGAAGGTTCGGTTCGCTCCCCTTGGACGTCGGGATGATATCCCGCGTCATGATGGTAAGACGATTCGCTGGAACTTCTTCAGCAATCCGTCGGGTTCCACCGCCACCATCACTGAGGGTGCGGATCCGGGCGCGACCACGGACTTCACCACCACGCCGATCACCGCCACTCTGGCGGAGTACGGCGCGTACACGGACTACAGCAAGTTCCTCGATCTCTCCGCGATGAGCGGGACGAGAGAGGAGTTCGTGAAGGGTCTGGCGCAGAAGGCTGCGACGAGTATTGACCTCGTCATCAACAACAGCGCTCTGCAGGACGCGACGAACACGAACGACGAAGGTGTTGCCATGACGGCTGAGGGCCTGCGCAAGGCAGTTATTGAACTGCTCGGCAACAATGCGCAGCCGCATCCGAAGTCGCCCGGCGGACAGTTCTTCATCTTCGTCGGCTCCGTGGAGCAGTGCTATGACATCCTTGGCGAAGGTGCCCCTGCGTGGTTCCAGGCTCGTACGGATCAGCTCTCTTCGAGTATGGTCAGCCCCCTGAAGGACACTGTCCCGACGGCGGCGATCTATAACTGCATTATGCAGATCTCGACGAATCTGGTCCGCGTGACTTCGACGTCGCCGGATGATGACTACGGCTACCTGCTCGGGAAGGACGCGTTCGGCGTCTCCTCGCTGGAGTCGGATATCCTCTCCCCGAGGATCATCATCACGGAGCCGGAAGCGCTGGTCAGTGCCCCGCTGCGGAATCGTGGAACTGCTGGTTACTGGTTCCTGTTTGCCTCTGAGATGATCGACGCGAATCGCTTCGTCGAGATGGTCTCGGACGCGACTGGAATCGGCTAAGCAACCAAAGTCAGGCTCGGCTGGCTGCACGTCACGGACCGAGCAGCATACCGTGACGATCACAAACAGGAGGGACGAGTTCAGATGGACAAGACGAAGGTACTAATCGCAATCCCGACGACGGACTCGCAGGTGACGAATGAGATCGCCGACCTGTGCGAGGCGGCGTTGCTGATGAGTTGCCATGAGAAGTCGCCGTGGACATTCCAGACGCGGAGGCTGAATGGCAAGCGCACCGTCGAGCATGCGCGGAACTGCCTCGCGGGGGAGTTCCTTGCCTCCGAGGCAGATGTGCTGTGGTTCATCGACCAGGACACCCGCCCGTCGGCGAATAGCTTCGAGTTGCTGCTGCTGCTGGAGAGGTATGACATCGTCGGAGGTGTGTACCCTGCCTTCCAGTACCACGGCCCGGACCGTATGCCCTCGCTGACCTTCGGCGTGTACCACAAGGACGGCGATGGATGGCAGTGCGATCCAATGCCAGACGAAGGGAATCCCATTGTCACCTGTGACGCGGTCATGATGGGAGCCACGCTGATCAAGCGGGCAGTTCTGGAGGACAGTCGGATGCTGCTCGACACGGTGGAGGATCCTCTGGCTCCGCCGCTGTTCCGCACGGAGCGGGGATCGAACGGGGATGAGCTTGCGACGGAGGATGTGGACTTCTGCGAGCGTGCAGGGGCGCTCGGATACAGAGTCGGCTGCCACACTGGCGTGAAGTGGGGCCACCGGAAGAAGCTGGACCTGCTGACGGTCGCGCGGATGATGATCGGCGCGTACCAGAAGGGCATTGAAGCGCAGCAGGAGATTCCCCGCATCGTGGTGGCACGCTGATGCTCCCAAAGACATATCTGAGCGTCGCGCCGAAGGATGCGGACAGCATGTTCGGGAAGGAGTTCACGGACACGCAGATCATCAACGGGCTGAGGAAGATCAACCTGTCCTTCCAGCTTGAGACGACGTCGTACAACGTGGCGTGCTTGTGGCTCGGCCCGCCGAAGATCGGGAAGAAGATCTGTGCGTTCCGGCGTGGTGCAGTGCCGGAGTTCACTCAGCTTGGCACCGGCGGGACGTGGATGGTCCGTGGATGGCGATCCATCTTCCAGAAAGCCATCGCTTCCCGAGGAGCCACGAGGCAGCAGATCGAACGACAGTTCGCGGTTGTGCTGGAGGCGGATGGCACGGATGGCTCGTGCGTCGCCTGCAGGCGTGAAGGGGTTCTAAGGGCGGCTGAGGCGACCGGAAAGCGCCTCTGCAGCGCGCACCAGGAGTGCAATGACGTAGCAACGAGCGGAAGCGCGAAGAGGCGGTTCATCCTCGATCAGCGCAGCAAGCTCACATCCCGTCGGCATCAGCGCCGTGCGGTACAGGAGATTCAAGCATGTCTGTCTGGACAATGAAGGAAGACGCAGAGCATCCCATCCCGCGCACCATCCAGAAGGCGAAGACGCGGTACACCATCGTCTCGCTGCCGGAGAACCTCGTCGTGACGAAGGGGTTCGCCACGCGCTCCATCAGCGCGGATCTAGATCCGGGCCACTACCGTGTCGTCTGCTGGCAGATGACGGTGCCGGGAGGCAACATCGGCGCGGGCGTCGGGCAGGGGACACTCATGAAGTGGCGGAAGGACTTCTACCATGACTGTACTCCGGAGCAGCACACGGCCTTGAAGGCGGCTCCCCTGCGCTTCACGAAGGGGATGATGACGTCGGATGGCACCCGCTATCACTGCCAGCTTCCCGGCTGCGACGTGGAGTCCAGTTCGCGTACTGCGGCTGTCCTTCACGAAGGCGAACACAGTGGAGTCAATCTCTTCGAACAGCATCTCCGCATTGACCAGCTTCCCACGCCGAAGGTTGACGTCGAGGCTGCGGCTGCGGACATCGAAGCGGAGCGGCAGGCGAAATTGGCTGCCCTGCGGGCTGCCGCGTTGGAGCAGTAAGGGATGTTTCGAGTCGGCAGATTTCTACGTACCTTCCAGGAGACGGACGGAGATGCCATCAGTGGCGCTTCCGTCGAGATCCGTCGTCAGGGGGCGTCCGTCAATGGCATCCAGTCGAAGACGTCCGGGCAGACGGTCGATGTGGATGACATTGGAGCCATCCGAATCGATGATACTGTAGAAGTCTGGCGATCCGGCACCACGCAGGTTAGCAGCAGTGGGGGAACGAACCAGTTCACCGTGACGGATGTCTCCTACACGGGACAGACCGTCACGCTGAGCAACTTCAGTGGCACACTGTCGCTGGCGGACGAAGATCGCATCAGTGTCGTGTCGCCTGCGCCGACGCTCTACAACGACGCCGCGCGGGATGAGACGATCAGCGGGAACGTGCTGACGACGTCCTCGACGGGGCGGGTTGAGTGCTGGCTGGCGGGTGGCTTCTATGACATGAAGGTCTCCGGCAGCACCGCCGAGACGACGCTCTACATCGACGAGCATGTCAGCGTGGCGTACACGTTCAACGTTCGGGATGCTCGGTACGGCGCTCTCGGTGATGGGACGACGGACGACACAGCGGCGATCCAGCGTGCGCTTGATGAGGCATACGAAGACGGCGCCGAAGGGAATGGCGGCATCGTCGAGTTCCCACCGGGCATCTACATGATCAGCAGCCAACTGACCGTTCCTGGCTCCAGGCTGATCCTCCGTGGCGCAGGGAATCGTGCATCCGTCATCCGGGCGACGACCGGATTCACGTTCAACGGTACCACGACGGCGATGGTGCGGCTTGGAGATGGTAGCACGGACACGTACTCCGACCTGCAGTACCTTGCGGTTGACTGCAACAACGTCGCTAACAGCATCTGCTTCTACTCGACGAACATGCAAGAAGGAGCAGGAGCTATCGGCTGTCGGTTCGCTCGGTATCGCGTCAAGGGTGTCTTCGCAGATACGGCGTTCGGGAATCAGAACTATCGATTCCGTGACTGTGAATTCAGTCCCTCTGCGTCGGGCAGTACAGCCATCGGGATGGACCTCAACGCTGGAGGGCGGCCAATCATTGAAGGCATCACCTTCAACCCTTACGATGGAGCAACGCTACAGGCTGGTCCGGCGATTCGCGTCCCCTCCGGAACGGGTGGCATGTGGCGGATTGAGAACATCAACATCGAAGACCACACGAATGGAATTCGCATCTCTGCTACTGGTGCGACTGGGAAGGTGGAGAACGTCAACATCAACACGGTGACGACGAGCTTCCAGATCGACGCGGGCTGCAACGGATGGAAGCTGTGGAACGTGCCGGGGCAGATCGTCGACAACACGACGGGGGGGAATGGTACCTTCACCTGCAATGCTGGCACGCTCATCGTGCTCGGTAATGATGGCACTGGAGCCAGCACGAAGTTCATCCTCTCCGGGGATCCAGACGCGGCGTCACGTCTCGTCAGCCCGACGAAGTTCCTGAAGGACGTCGTCTTCAACACTCGGGCCGACATTGCATCAGCATCATCCATCGACGTCGGAGATGGGAACTACTTCAACATCACCGGCACGACGGCCATTTCGACGATCACGCATGCAGGCGCGGCGGACAATGGACGACCGCTCCTCCTTCGGTGCAATGCTGCTGCTGCTCCGCTCTTCACGACGGGGGGCAATCTGAACCTGCCGGATGGCCCGATCTGCGTGGCGGCAGGGGACTACGTGCTGTTCCAGGGCACCTCGTCGGGATGGGACGCGATTCGTTACCCCATCGTCCGGAAGGTCGGCCCGCCGGTCACGGGAGACTTCACCACGCAGACGAACTGTGCGTTTGTGTCTGCGGAGGGGAGTGACACGGTAGGCAGTGTCATCTTGAACCCGTCCAGTACCTCCTTCAGTATCGTCTACACATTCAAGGCTGGCACGTATACGACCGCGCCACGGTACATGGTCACGCTTACGCCGGTTGACACGTCCGCGACTCCCGCGCATGCTATCACCTCCAGTAGCATCGCAGCCACAACGCTGACGGTCGCGATGAAGGTGACAGACGACGCCATCAACTATCGCCTCTCATGGGTGATCTTGTAATGTCGACTCGAATCGTAGGCCCCGGATCTGAGTTCCCGCAGACCAGTTCCAACCGGACGCGGGATGAAGCGCTCGCGGAGATTGCTTCCTTCTACGGCGGCGAGTCACGCGCTAGCATCCTCCTACGGGCGGGAAAGTGTTGGGACGCTGCGGTGAGGGAGTACAACACGTGGTTCTGGCGCTTCAATCGAGTGACGCAGGACATCACGTTGGCATCGCCGTCGCCAGTAGATAGTGATACCTACAACCTGCAGTCCGATTTCGCCGGGCCGAACCGCGCGAAGCTCGTCGACACGAATGGCGATGAGAGGGACACCCTTCAGTGGGTGCCCTTCGAGGAGTGGCTGATCTGGTTCCCGGACCGTTCCGGTACCAGCAGCAAACCGATGTTCTACACCGCGCAGAACGCTCACCAGACAGGTAAGGTGACGATCTATCCAGCAGCCAACGGCAGCAGCCTCCAGCACCCGACGTTGCGGCTCTACTACTTCCGCCGGATTGCTCTCGTCACTTCAGGCGGGGAACGGTTGAACGTACCGATGGAAGTCGATGAAGGCATCTTCCAACTCGCCGAGGCGAAGATGACTCACAAGCAGAAGTCCTTCGAAGACGCACGGGAGGAGTACGTGGCAGCCAGGGCGTACCGCCTTGGGCTGGAGCATCGCTTCCGCGATTTCCCTGACATCCCCACACCCTAATGCCAAAGAAGCTGGTTCTGTTCAACGGAGGCCTTGTCACGAGTCGTGATCCGTCCTCTCTCCGCAGTGACGACGTGCTAGGCGAACTGTCTCGTGCGGACGATGCGGAGTACCTGCCGGACGATCCAGGCATCTGGCCGGTGCCGGGACGGTCGGCGTTCAACAGCACTGCAGAGGCGGACGACATTCTCTCCGGCGGGTTCTTCGAGTGGGAACCGTCGGTGAAGAAGTTCATCATCCTCGTGGCGGACACGTACCGCGTAGCGGACGCAGCGTCGTCGGGCAGCTTCTCCGACCTCGTGACCGGGCTGGACGGCAGCGCGACGCAGTTCGACTCGGCGAACATGCAGAATGAGCATATCCTCTTCAACGGCGTCGACAGGAACCAAGTCGTCTCGTCGGATATGACGACGCAGCCGCAGGGGATGCTGGCAGCAGTGGCAGCGCCGACGGTCAGTAGGGATGCAGGCGCGGTGACGGGGTTCATCCTCTCCAGCGGGAATACGATCACGTACTGGTTTGAAGAGCGGGTCAAGTCCGGCACGACCATTGTTCGACGGTCCGCATCCGCTGTGGCGACGACGGTCACGTTGACGGGAGATGGCACGACGGACAAGCCTCGCGTGTCGGTGCCGACGCTGGCGAACAGCGATGCCACGCATGTGGCACTCTTCGCGACGGAGACGAACGGACAGTTTCCCGTCGGAGCAGAGATTGCAGAGATTGCCGTCGGGGCAGCGTCGTTCATCGACGACACACGAACCGGCACGAATCCTGGCTTCCCTTCTGGGGACACGTACCCGACGGTCGCGGTTGAACTGAACAGCGAAGCCACCACGACGCCGAAGTATGGCGAACCACCAGTGTCATCGACTGGCGACGTCTTCGAAGGAAGCATCGTCCAGAATGACGTCGCGAATGAGGACCATGTTCGCTTCACCGCACCGGGGGATCTGCACGCACACCCTGGCACGAACGTCATCAAGATCCGCACGAAGCATAAGGATCGGGTTGTGTGGATCCGGACCCTCGGCCGGGCGGTGTTGGTTGGAATGGCGAACAGTCTCCAGCGGCTGGACACTCTTCCCCTGCCGGAGGATGCGTCCTTCCAGCCGGACCGGGTCCGCACGGAAGTCGAGGGAGCGTTCGGTGGCGTCAGCGCGCGGGCGGTGGCGAAGTTCAGTTACGGAGCGGGGTCGTCGCTCATTGCTTACGTGTCTCCTCATGGCATCATCGTCACGGATGGGGTGACGTGGGATGTGTTGTCGGCCGACCTCGATTGGGAAGCCACGACGGCAGGTGCGTCATTGGCGGACTCGGTGCTCATCAACAACCCGCGCAGGTTCCGGTTGGAGTTCTACTACACCCCTGCGGAGGGGAGTGCAAACACGAAGGCGCTTTACCTCTACTATCATCCGTCGCATATCAAGAACGTGAACGGCCGTCCCAGGGCGAAGGTAACCGGGCCGATCAATGTGAATGCGAATGGTGCCTTCATGGCTGCCCTCAGCCCCGGCCCGTCGGGGTTCTATGCCTTCACGTGCGGATCCGACGGCGTGCTGTACCAGGAAGGCGTTGGCGTCGTGGACGCCTCCAGTAGCGGTGGGATTGCCTTCAACGTCCGCAGTGGTGATCAGTACCTGACCGGCGTCGGGGATGAGGCTATCTTCCGCCGGGGGTGGCTGCACCACTCCGCTGGCGCGTCCGGACAGACTGCCACAGCGACGCTGGTCGCACGCTCGGAGGGGGAGGATGATCTGACGGAGACGGAGGAGATCGACGTCGATAGACGTGAAGCGACTGGCGTCTATGAGGAGTCCCTCGGGGATGCGTTCCAGTTCGGCGTGTCGATGACGAATCCGATTCAGAGAGTTCGGTTCAACTACCTGATGGTTGAGTTCGACCCTGCGTATGAGGAGCAATCTCCGTGAGGGGCTACCGCGGTGTAGACCCGACTCGAGTGCCGGATCCGTACGTCCGCAAGGCGCTGGAGGAGATTGATCCCTTCCTGAGGGACATCGGCCCTGCCCTTGCGGCAATCATGCCCTCGGAGACGGGCACGTCCAGCAGTCTCCCCGATACGGCGTCGTACCTCGTCCTAGCGAATCATGCGGCACTGTCGTCGGAGAGACGATTGACGGTCGCGGCACCGATCCTTGCCGTCGACGGCGGGCCAGGAACGACGTTCGCACTCTCGCTGTCCCTCGCGACGCCAGCGTTCACATTCAGCACGACGGCGGCTCCAGGGGGATCCTCAAGCCTCGTCAGGTCGGATGCGCAGATCGCCATCTTCGACGCGACGTCTCCAGCGGATGCTGCAGCGGCAGCTTCACATGGCAGCACGAACTTCGCAGCGGATGCGGGACATGTGCATAAGTTTCCGACGTCGCTGCGTAGCACCGCGAACGCGCAGAATCTGACACTGACTGGCACGTCCGGCACCGTGCAGACGCTCAGCATCTCGGTCACGAACCTGGATCTAAGTGGCATCACGAGTCTGCGTCCGGCGACGACGGGCACCATCAACGTTGGGACGGCAGGACGGCGGTTCGCGGATGTGCAGACGAATGGATTGACGGTTAATGGTGACATTAATCAACTGAGTGGCTCTGCTCTGCTGGCGGATGTGTCCTGCACGACATTGACCATCTCAGTCGGCTACAACGACCACTTCCTCCCAGCGGTCGACGCGACTCTGGACTTCGGTGAGACCGGAACGCCTCTCCGTTGGCGGAACGCATACCTGACCGGGACGCTGAACCTGAAGGACTCTGGAGTCGACTACTTCACCAAGCTGGCCTCCAACTCCAGTGGCAACCTCTCTGCTGATCGAACGCTGACCTTCGACGTCGCGGATGGGGATCGTACACTGCGAATCACTGGCAACCCGACCATCGCGGATTGGTTCGACCAGGATGTGAAGACGACCGGAACGCCGCAGTTCAGTAAGATCGGCGTAGGTATGTCGCCAGGGCTGACGCAAGGGATTCGAATGAATGACTCCTACAACATTCAAGTTGGAACCGCGACCGGCACTCTCATCGGCACTGGCGCATCGCAGAAGCTTGGCTTCTTCGGCGTTGGCCCTGTCGCGCAGCAGGCCGGTACTGGCACGACGACAGGACATAGCGCGGGGGGCGGCACTGCAGTTGATGACGCAAGCACATTCACTGGCAACACTGGCTCGACGGCGTACACAATCGGCGACGTCGTCAAGGCGTTGAAGAACCTTGGACTCATGGCTGCCTAACTGGCAACCCTTCCGTGGAGGACATATAATGAATAAGCACCTGATCGTCACCGAGGAGGAGTTCGCCCTCCTCTGCAATATCGTGAACTCGCCTGCGTTCCAAGTCCCGGCCCCGTTGGCTCGGACGGTTGCGGCACTGCAGGATAAGCTGGAGAAGCTGAAGGAGCAGAATGGCTGAGCAGTCAACAGGGGGAGCAGTAGCGCAAGGGGCTGCCACTGGCGCAGCTACTGGTGCCATCGCTGGCCCTTGGGGCGCGGTCATCGGCGGCGTCATTGGGGCCATCGGCGGCTTCCTGCAGGCGGGGTCTGCCAACAGCGCCTCTCGTCGACAGGCCTCACTGAACCGCCGCGCGCAGAGGATGATTCGGCCGCAGCGGATCATGAACGTGGCGAATCAGGTCCAGCCGCAGTTCCGTGCCCTCGTGGCCCGTGGCATCGGCCCTGGCATCGAGGGGAAGATGGATGCGGGGTTGGCGCGGTCGGGATGGGATGAGACCGGCGTTGGGGCGGTCTTGAAGAACATGTCCATGCAGATGCCCGGCGTCGTGGCTTCCAACGCGGCGCTTGAGTGGGCGCGGCAGGTGCAGTTCGCGCGCAGCCAGTCGCTGCTCGGCGCTCCGGGAGTGCCTCCGCAGCAGAACAGCATCCTCGCCGGAGTGGCGGGTGGGTTGCAGGGTGGACTGGGGACGTGGCTATACATGCAGAATCAGAAGAAGCCTGCTCCTGGCGTAGACCAGCCACTGGCACCGTCTCCGCAGCCGGTCATACCATCTCCACAGGTCGGAGCGCAATGGGGGCAGGCGTTCCGGAAGGGTGGCTTCCAGCCGACGTGGGATGACTATCGTGACATCGCTCGCAGCGTCCCGGCGGTGATCTAATGGCCGATCCGGGGTTCTTCAAGCCGCGCAAGGAGTGGTGGAGGCAGCCGAATGACTTCATGAACCTGTCTATCGGCCCTGCTTCGACGCCTGTCACACGAAAGCCGTCAGGGTACAAGTCCGACAAGCCTCAGCAGAACTACGTCGACCCCATCTTCGGTCGCGCTGGCTCCGCCCGATCGGTGAAGTCGGCTCCACCGTCTGTGGCATCTTCGACCGGCACTCCTGGCCTTATCCGTCTCCCCTCCGTCGCACCGTTGCCGTCCTTCGGCTTCCACACTGCAGGCCAATCCGTCGAGCAGCAGCGGCTGGCGGATCTATCCGCCCGGATCCAACAGTGGTCGAATATGCCGATTCCCACTGAGCGTGGCTTGCCACCGTTGGCAGCCATCGCCGCTGGAGCGCTTGGTGCTCTGGCTCCAGACCGCGCTGCGATGCTTCAGCCGGAGATTGATCGCTACAGGCAGATGCCGGTGGCAGATTTTATCCGCCAGCACGACGTTCAGGCTCAACGTTTCGGCGTCGAGTCGCAGATGATTGGCCAGCAAGCCGAAGCCAGCGAACGGCAGATGAACCGCGAGCAGACGATGCAGGGGGTTAATCAGATCATGCGCAACGCGCAGACGATCATCACCGGTGCGTCGGAAGCTGCACGGCAGCTTGTCGAGTCGCAGAATCCTGCAGATCAGGCCGCTGGCAAGGAAGTGATGCGGCGTGTCCTGATGCTCCGCGAACTCGTCAGCGGGGCGATGGAGGCCGATCCGAACAGTCTTGGGGATCAGTTCGTCAAGTCTGCAATGGGCGAGATCACCGACATCGGCAACCTGCTCAACGCTCAGCGAGGGCTGGACGCCGAGCAGCAGATGGCGATGGAGCGGTTGAAGCAGCAGCATACGTATCGGATGGAAGAGGCGCAGTTCGCAGGGAAGATGGCGCTGGAGCGTACCCTCCTCGCTTCACAGGTCCGTGCGATGCAGATCTCCCGGACCACGCAGAACGCTTATATCAAGGAGCACGCAGACAACTACCTGCTCATCTCGCAGTACTTGCCCATCCTCGACAGGTTGTATGCGCTTCAGAAGATGGGCGTCGGAGGGCCTGTCGCTGGGGGCATGGGAGGCTTTGGTCCGGGAGGAGCCTTGCGAGTGGAGTTCAACCGCCTCGCCTCAGAGTTGAAGAGAACGCTGCTGTTCGGTCCTGGCGGTAAGGCCCTGACGCCGACGGAACGGAATGAGCTTGACGCGACGGTCCCGGATGTGTGGACCTGGGAGACCACGCAGGCAAGCCAGATCCAAGGAGCGAGGAACGTGCTCTACCGTGCCCTGGAGCGGATGGAGGCTGCAGCGCAGATCTATGGATACGATCCGACGATCCTGAAGTCCGCTGGTGCTGGACTGGCTAGCGGGCCTGCGAACGTCAGCCCGTACGGCGCTCAACTGCCCCCCGGCGTCGTGCCGACGGGTGGCACTATCGACGGTTCACTGTTCGGACTCACCGATGACGGAGGGGAGGAGTAATGCCTAAGCTTCAGGTAGTTCGCCAGCAGGACGGCACAGCGGCAGCGCTGATGCCGGATGGATCACTCCAGCCGATCTCCCATGATCTGATGCGCGAGGTGGAGATCCCGCTTTCGCAGGTCCGCAACGAAGGCGGCCTCGGAGCGATGGAGAGGATCAAGTTCATGAACCTCGCGAATGATCCGGAACTCGGCCGTGGCTACCTGGAGTCCATCGGCTACGAGACCCGACGGCTGCCTGCGGAAGCGGGAGCGTGGAACTTCGCGATTCGCAAGTCTCCCAAGGATCCGTGGCGGATCGTCGATCCCATCGGCGGCCTCGACATGGGGGATTTCCTGGACCTGCTCGGTGACTTAGGTGTCGGCGCTGTCAGCGGCGTCGGCGCGGGGATTGCCACTGGCGCGACGGCAGGTTCCGTTGTGCCCGGACTCGGCACCGTTGCCGGAGGGTTGATCGGTGGTGCCATCGGCGCAGGCTTGGGAAGCGCTGCTGGCGAGACGGCCCGGCAGGCGATTGGCTCGCAGGTGATCCCCAATCAAGGGATGGACCCCGGTCGGATCGCCATGAGTGGCGTCGAAGGCGCGGCGAGTGTGCCTATCGCGGAAGGACTCGGTCTCGCTGCCAAAGGGGCGCTGAAGGCGGGGATTGGCACAGCGCGGGCTGCTGGTCGCCTCGGCAACGAGATCGCTGCCAGGATGGCGTCCGTTCGCGAGGCAGGCGGCATGTCGGCTGGTGGGGTCAACATGGCGCGCATGCTGGAGCCGGAGCCGGTCACGAAGCAGCTTTCTTCCATCGCGTCGAATGCGAGAGAGTTCATGCGGATTATTGGACGGCTGGACTCCAGCCTGTCGACCCTCGGCCCGCAGGAGACGATGATGCCGGAGAAAGTTGCGGAGATGGGCATGCTCTCCGAAGCGGCCCAAGGAGGTGGCGTCGTGAACGCCAACGGAGCCGCCCAGCGGCTGATGTCGCTGATCCGCGAGGTCGCGGAGGAGGACGTCACGACGACGCGCCGAGCCATCCGTGAGACGACATCCGCCAGCGAAGGGAAATCCCTCCGGGTCGGTGGCTCCACGGAACCGAAGACCGCTTCTCACATGGACATCGACGAAGTGGCTACCGCTGGCTCCCGTGCGAAAGGGCCGAAGGACGCCACTCGTGTGTCGAGCCGTTCAGCTAACTTCTCCACTCGCACTACCGACACTGCCACCACGACGACAGAACGGAAGATGGTGGAACAGCCCCTCAGCAAGGCCGGAGCGCTGGAAGCGCAGAAGTGGCCCGCTGGCTCCAAGGCGGCGAAGGGATTCTTTGACTACATCCAGAAGCACCACCTCGGTGAGCATCCCCTGACGTCCATTCCCGTCGACATCGCGGATGGAATCGCCGAGAAGGCGGAGGAGATCGCTGCTGCACGTGGGGGCAGGTTCGGCCAGTTGCTCAACGACTTCGCCACCGGCGTCCGAACGGAGATCCTCGACGCGATGGGCGGGCCGCAGTCGCAGTTCGGACTGAACCGGGCGGTCCTCGAAGCACGGAGCAAATCCCTGACTGCCATCAAGCGAGCGATGGGATGGGGAAAGCCGACTGCCGACGTGCAGAAGCAGACAGTCAGTCTCCTGAAGGCCCTCGATGCGGACAGTCATGCTGGCTTCCTCGCGCATGTGAGTGACATTGAGAAGCAATTCGGCCTGCAGCCGGACACGCTCCTTAGCCTTGTGAGGCGCAGTGCCCTGGCGGAGTCCTTCGGCCACCAAGGCGCGGCAGAGCTGCTCGGTCCTATCACCGCGATGGGTGGCTTCCGGAACGCAGGCGTCGGTGGCGCGGTCGGCTTCATGGCCGGTGGCGGCCTCCCCGGAGCCGCTGCGGGAGCTCTCATCGGCATGTACGCTGGCTCTCCGATCACCCTCGCCCGGATGACGAAGGCCGGGATGAAGGTCGGGAAGGCACTCACTGCTGTCGAATCACGTGCTGCAGCCATGCGACTCAGCCCCGCTGCCAAGGCGGCTGGAATCGCTGCCATCCGTGCCTCAACCGGACCAATCGCCGACGCGGCTGTCGTGCGTGAGAAGCCTCGGAAGAAGGTCTACATCGGCCAGTTCTAACCCTTGACTCCTGCCCTCCGGCAGGCCATACTTACAGAACCCCAACCTGAAAGGGCGGCCCCTCCCCGCCCTCACCGC